GGTCAGAAAGATAATTACAGTTTAGGTGTTGGATTCTCAATCACATGGTCAGAACCATTAGATAAAGATTTACAAAATCTATGTAAGGATGCTGCGACGACTCAAATTAAAATGCAGCAACAACTAACTGCCAATAAGAGATTAGATTTTGAATTAGCCAGACTCAAGAATTGTGGGGATTTGATGTTAAAAGGAATTACTTTCCATCCCAAAAGTCCAATGCATAAAATATGTGCAGATGTAATAGTTAATAACCCTCCTGGACACAATCATCCACATCGTCATTCTATTCCAACAGTTACTTCAAACCGCGCTGAAGATCTCGGCGTTCCTTTAAGGAAAGAATCTTCTGTTTCTTCCCAGTAATTTTTTGAACTTTCTTGATGACCTTTTTAACTGCTGGTTTAATAGTCTTCAATAATACATCAGCAACGGGTTTTGCAAGAATTGCAGAGGTCGTTGCAATCACTGCCACTGATGTTGTCATTGTGACTGAACCTGCTCCTGGAAGTCCTTCTAGAACCTGCACAGGAAGTGATAAGTCTTCTTTAACTGCAATACATTCTTTTCCTACAGTTTTATAATCAACAATTCTTTTCTTTCCACCATCACTCACGGTTCCTATGGGTTCTGTGAGTGATTGTTTTTCTGTGGGACAAGGTAATTTGACTTCTTGCAGAGCCTTCGTAGGAACGGCATCCAGAGGCATCTCTGGGGTTTCTGGTTCCTCGTATGGTGGAGGTTTAACTACTGGTGTCTGTAAATGATCCTCCGGTTCAAAGTTCATAGGATTGTATGAAGGAACACCCGCATCACAAAATGTCAATGTTCCTTTTGGATCATCATTCACCAAGTTATCATTTCTTGGATTATTAGTGCTATGTGCTTCTACACATCCAGGAATATCAACAATTCCAGGAATATCAACAATAGGAATTCCAATCTGAACTGTCACTGGGACAACAGGTGGAATTGCATGAGGTGGTTCTCTAAACCAAGTATTCACATCCGGAATAGAAATTTCCGAAATGTTAATATTTTTAATTTCCATTAATCATCTAACAAATCATGAAAAAATTTTCCAATGGAATTGAAAATATGAAAGAAGAAAACATATAAAAAGAATTTTTGATCTGCTTCCTTGTTCCTACTTGACTTTTTCCTATGAGTTGATGTTGCCATAATAATTAATTAACACATCAACCCTATTTAGGGGAGGGGTATTGCAGGTCCGGTTGTCATGGGTGCTGCTGGTGCAGGAGTTGCCATTGGAATTTCTGGTCCTGTCACTTCTGGAAGTTCTGGCATCGCAGCATCTAACATACCAGGAAGGGCATCAGTAATTGCTTCTACTGCCGCATTCGCAACATTCTTTCTTACATCTTCAATCATGACATCTGCATTTTTATACAGATAAACACCACCACCAATCACGGCAAGTGATGTAAGTCCAGAAAGAAGTGCGATTACATTAATTACTTTTTGCATTTTGGTAATTGCGGTTGTCCAATACTAGCATTTTTATTTCCAACTGCCATCATTCCAGAAGTTAATAATAAAATAAATCCAAAAACATATAATGTAGGAATCATTCCACTAAAGTGCCATGAGCACGACGAATTTCACGAAGTTCCTCAAAGTTCTTTTGCTTGGTTCCACCATCATATGCCCAGGCATATCCTTCGGCAATCATTGCTTCGTTGAGAGACAATTCTGCATCCCCAATGTATAACCACCCAAGAAGACGGCCATACTTGCCGACGCCACCAACAAGTTCAGTCCTAACAGACAACTCATCATCACCAGAAATAGCACCCTCCAGTTTCTCTTTGAGCCAATTTGTGGCATCATATCCGAGTGCCTTTTCTTCTTCATCCCTAGTACGCTTCTCCGGAGTATCCACTCCTGCGACTCGAACTCTTTCTTTCTTATAGAGATCAAATCCCAAATCAATTGTGACATCAATCGTGTCTCCATCAAGCACTCTGTTAATTTCAACTACCCTAAAATTATAGCAGGACTTCCTGCTGGGCGGAACCATAGCACCCATAAAAATACCTCATTTTCTTTTTCTATTTAGATGTGCCTCACTCATTTTCTTTTTAGTTTCTTCTGAAAGTTTAACACCTTTTCTACTTGGAGGTTTTACATTAGGACTATTTCTCAAAGTTTTCTTATACTCTTCAGACATCTTCTTACCTTTATTCCAAGGAACTCTGCCTTTGTTAGCAAGACCAGTTTTTCTACCAGATTCTTTTTGTATTTCTTTATTCATCCTTGCAGATTTTTTACCTGCTTCACTCAATACTCTTTTGACGATTTCTTCTTTGCCTATCTGCCCCGATAGTCCCATCCAAGCAATTTTATCCTCTTCTCTACCATATTCTTCATAAAGTTTCTTATGTGCCTCTGCGTGTTCTTCTATTGTAAGTTCTACAAGATTAGAAGGGTCGTCAGTTCCACCCATATGTTTTGGAATAATATGATGAATATGTTTCATATAATATGGGAGCGATGATAAGAGTATTTATAATTTTCATTGCTCCCATTTTTTGTCTCCTGTGCGTTTGCTGCAATACCAATCACAAATGCACCAACTGCAATTACAGCTGCCGCACCCCATACCCATCTTTCCAATTGTCGAACTCTGGTTTTAAGTTCGTCAATATTTTTTTCAAGACGCTCATAATCATCTTTACGTGTCATTCTCTCTTCGAGACCAATGACTCGTTCTCTCATACTACCAAAATAATTTTCCAAAACAGCAATTTGTTTATCCTGTTCTGCATCTTTATTTGTCAAGTCGCTCATCGTCCATCTCCGAATAAGCCATTTTCATAATAGTATATATGTAGTATGCCACTCCAAACAAAAGGAGCACCATGCAAACAATGATGCTCCAAGTTACGTCATTAATATCATTTAAAGGTCTAAGTATTAAGTTCATATCTATTCTACAATGCGATTTTAAGCCATGGAAATAATGGTTCAATCACTCCAATGAGTCGAAGAAGACCCTCAGCAAAAAGTGCAAGAACAACCCAACCAACACACATGCTGATAATTCCAGCATTACGATTATGTTTTCGTATGGCATCATCAATCATCTCCTGCACTTCTTCTTTAGTTACGTACTCTGGTGGTGGTTCTATATCAGAACCCCATTTACTTAAAAAGTTTTTCATTTGTGGTTTTTAGAAAAAGGTTCCCAGTGTTCCCAACCATATTTGTGGACTGCCCACATACCTAAAATAGGAACAAAGATAAGAAAAAATGACATAACACCTAGAAGTGCTGGTGTCTCCATTACATTTCTGACTAACCCAATCATGCCGGATAATCCCATTTAGTAATTTGTTCTACTTTGTTCCAAGGGCCCCAATAACCTTTTTTGTAAATATAAGGTGCGGTTCTTACAGGACAAGAATCACCAGTACAAAGAAGATCATCAACAATTCTCCATGATTCCGTCACCTCATCGGAATGAACAAAGTGTGATTGATCATTATTAATTGCATCAAAGAATAATTTCTCATAACCATCCACACCCAGCCAATCAGGATATCGATGTGTAAGAGTTGCTTTCTCAACTTCTTCACCAAGTCCAGGTGATTTGACATCAATCTGAATATCAAGGTGTGCATGTGGTTGTAAACGCATCACAATACGACCAGGTGTTTCTCCCTCAAATAATCCAACAGGTGGTGCTTTGAGTTTCACAACGACCTCCACACACTGATAGGGCATCTTCTTACCCGTCATAAAGTAAAAAGGAACACCTTCCCATCTCCAATTATCAACATACAAATCACCGGCAACAAAGGTTTGAGTCATTGACTCTGGGCCAACACCTTGTTCCTTGCGATAACCTTCATACTGACCAGTAACAAATTTTTTCCCAAGTCTTGTGGCAGCAAGAACTTTTGTTTTTTCTCTACGAATTTCTTTTGCATCCATTCTACATGGAGCATCCATTGCAATGAGTGAAAGAACCTGAAGCATATGATTCTGCAACATGTCTCTTACAACACCTGCAGTATCATAATATTGTGACCTCCCTTCACAACCAATCGTCTCCGTCGCAAAGATTTGAATCTCTTCTATGTAATTACGATTCCAAAGTGGTTCCAGCAAAATATTACCAAACCGAGTAGCAAGTATGTTATTAACAGTATCTTTGCCAAGATAATGGTCAATGCGATATACCTGTTTCTCCCGTAGATGTCTGCTAACCACAGACTGTA